ATAGACAGGTTGCAAAACTACTGGATGGAAAGTTGCATGACGATGTGGAATTCGAGATTTTAGCATGTGAATTTAAGAAATAGTTTGTTGGAGGTGGAGTGATGAAAATTCCGAAGAAAGTTCAAAGACTTATTGACCGGCGCGAGAAACTTGCAAAGAATTTGATTGACGTATGTAATGAATTAGACACATGGCTTGAAAAGAATGGCGCAGATTTTAATGATTCTGATTTGGTGGACAGCACGGTGACAGGATGCAGGATTTATTGTGAGCCGGAAAATGCAAAAAGTGATGTTGAAGATTATATAAAAAATAGAATGTGAATTATACTTAGGAGATGAACTATATGGAAATATTAGAGAAGATTTTGGAAGAGGTAACGCAATATACAAAAGATGTATACGAATGCGATCTTGACGATATCGTTGAGTATCAAAGAAGAAACAAAGAGGATAAATGTACATATATTGTACAAGGAATTGAAGAAGCAACAGAGTTTATCCGTTCACACATGGATGAAACTATTTCTGAAATGGAAAAAGTTGAAAAAGAGAAAGTAACAAGCGCAGAGATAATAACCAGACAAATTGATGGAAAACCATATTATCATATTAAGTTTAAAAAAGTCGGTGAAGATGAATACACCATAGGGTATAGTTCTTTCAAATTGGATTATGTTGTTAAATGGCTTAATGATTACTTTGAGTTTTACGGAGAAGCAAAGGTATCTTGTGATGATAACGGTTGGATTCCGGTACAAGGGCGGTTACCGGAAGATAATCATAAAGGAATCTATGATATGCAACTGGTTACTCTTGAAGATGGAGAAGTATGTATGGGAGTGTATAATAATCGCGAAAAAGAATGGTGGACTAGAAAACAAGAGGGAGAAAGATGGTATACAAATAAGCATAATGTTATTGCATGGCAACCTCTTCCAGAACCATACAAGGAGGAAAAGAAATGCTGAGAAAGGCCAAAACAAACGAAGCACAGCGCCGGAAGCAGGCAGAGAGCATCCGTCAACGCGGAATTGAGCAGATGGCAGAGCATGATCCATCCGCGACGGCAAAGCGTCAGATGAATCACAAGCCATATCAGGCTGCGGTGCTGATCCGGGAGCAGTGAGAGCAGATGCGAAGAGAAACAGCAGAATCTTGGCTTAAACGAAAAAATATATCAATTTAGAAGAAAGGAATAATGGCTTATGAGATTAGGAAAATACTTATCCTCATTGACTAAGCCAGAACTTGAAGAATTAAAAAATATATGCAACTTTACAGATGAAGAATTGAAAATTTTAGATTGCTTGGTAAAAGAAAAAAGTTATGAGGAAATTTCCTCATACATAAGGTGTTCTATTGCAACGGTAGGAAGAAAAATATCAGTAATTAAAGAAAAAGTAGAAGGAAGCGATTTGAATATGAAAAACAGAGTTCCAATTTGGGAGAAGATGAATTTAACGCTAGAAGAAGCTGCTGAATATAGCAACATAGGAGTAAATAAATTAAGGGAGATATCAAACTCGCCAAAATGTCCATTTGTTATATATATAGGAAGAAAAAGGTTGATAAGAAGAAAAGAGTTTGAAAAATACATTGGCAATCAAATAGAAATATAGACTTATAAAGCCTTATGTGGTAATATATGAATTACTGTATTAAGGCTTTTTTCTTTAGAAAGGAGCTATTTTATGGGAAAAGATCTGAAAGGAAAGGAGTTAGGCGTTGGAATTTGTCAGATAAAAAATGGCAAATATGTGGCGAGATTTACTAAACGAAATGGTAAACGAATAAAAAGAGAGTTTTTTAAGTTGCAAGAGTGCAGAAAATGGATGGCGGACGCACAGTTCGACGATGAACATGGAAATGTTCTTAACGGAGACGATCCGACAGTAGAAGCATGGTATCGGTATTGGATTGATAACGTAAAGGGCGATAATATACGGTATAACACAAGGAGAAACTATAACGAGAGATATGAAAAGAATATAAAACAGCATATAGGTGATATGCTTTTAAAGGATATAAAGCCTTTACATTGCCAAAATGTTCTTAATAATATGTCAGAAAAATATGCAAATTCTGTTATCGAACATAGTCGGCTTGTTATGTGGATGATGTTTGACAGCGCTTTAGAAAATGAACTGATTACTAAAAACCCAGTAACAAAGAGTGTTAAATGCACAAGCGGCAGAAAACCAAAGGAAAAGCGAGCTCTGACGATTGATGAACAGAGGTTGTTTTTAGAAACAGTTAAAGATAGTAGTAATTATAATCAATATGCTTTTGTCTTGCAGACCGGACTTAGAGTAGGAGAATTGATAGGATTGAGATGGTCAGATATCGATTTCAAGAACAAAATTTTGCATATTAGAAGAACAATGGAATATCGACATTGTTACAGGGAATGGCGTATCGGAGAACCGAAAACAAAAAATAGCGTTCGCGATATTCCTCTTACACATGAAGCGATAAATATTCTTAAAAATCAAAAAGAAAAGTTGAAAAAGATAAAAATAATACCGATAGAGTTCTCTGATACAGTTTTTTTGTGTAAAAAAGGAACGCCAACTAAAAATAGTGCATATGACACGAAACTTTTTTATTATTGTGATAAGGCGGGGATCCCTAGGTTTTCCATGCACGTTTTGAGACATACTTTCGCCACAAGATGTATCGAATCAGGAATGAGACCAAAGACATTACAAATGATTTTAGGTCATTCAAATATAGGAATTACGATGAATTTATACGTCCATGTGACTGATGATGAGAAAGCAAAAGAGATAGAAAATATTGAATTTGGGTTAAAAGTAATATAAAATTGGTACGCAAATTGGTACTTGAAAAATATATAGAAAGGCGAAAATCCACATAAATCAGGGGATTTCGAACAGGGAAAGATAAATATGAAATTAGGAATTGTAATATTTTAATCTTTTTCATGTTATTCTTTATAATTGATTATATGTGTTTAAGTTCTACATTTTATAGTGTTTTGCAGGTATTACATCCTTACACTACTCTACATAAATTGATATATATTTATTGGTTATTGGTACTCAAATGGTACGCAGATGGTACGCAAATAATATAGGGAAAAGTCTTATACAGTGATGAAAAGTTGAGTGGATCTTGATTATTCCGCTCACTTTTTTTATGCGAAAATTTAATCATAAGGAGGTAGTTCTTATGCTTACCGATGAATTTTTAGAAAGAATTTTTGCAAATGAAGAAATGCAAAAGATCCCGATCGGATGTCAATCAACTGCGGTTCATGCGTTTCAAAAAGTTTTAGAAGATATGAAGGAGGAAAATCCTTATGCAGACTTATCCGCAATATTATCCTCAGATGAATAATTATGGTCAACAGTACAATCCGCAACAGCCTTATATGGATAGGTTGGCAGGTTTACAACAATATCAACAGACATTGCAACAACCACAAATGGCAGGGATACAAATGTCCTTACCAAATCAGCCTATCGGATTGAATGGGAAAGTGGTAGATACTATAGAACAAATCACAGCGAATGATGTTCCGATGGATGGAAGTGTTGCAATCTTTCCCAAAAAAGATATGTCGGAGATTTATTTAAAGTCATGGACGCCGAACGGAACAATCGCAACCGTAGTTTATCATCCAGTCATGGAAGAGTCAAGCAATTCTGCATCAGTTCAAGATAATTTAAAAATAGGATTATCCGATGAAGTGACAGAAATATTTATGCAGAAGTTTGACGAACTCGCAAATAAGATTGAAGAACTAGAAAAATCTATGACTAAACCAATGACAAAAACAACGGTTTCTAGGACTAAAAAGGAGAGTGAGACATAATGAATCCTTTGACAATGATAGGACAAATGATAAAAAATGGAGGAAATCCGCAGCAGATTTTTCAACAGATGATGGGGAATAATCCGTCTATGAATAATCCGATTATGAAAAACGCGTTTGAAATGGCACAAAAAGGAGATTCAAAAGGGGTTGAAGAACTCGCAAGAAATTTATGCAGGGAAAAAGGGATAAACCCGGATGAAGCGATAACAAAAGTAAAACAGCAATTAGGAATGTAGCATATTAGAGGTTGCCGGCATAATACTTAAGTTCCTCTTTATGAATAAACAAAATAAGGAGGACATCTAATATGTTCAATACAGGTAATTGTTCCGTTCCATTGGTAGCTTCTATTGATGGAAATGGAAACAACGGAAATGGTTTCGGAGATGGCGGCTGGGCATGGTGGATCATTATTCTCTTAATCTTCGGATGGGGCGGTAATGGTTTTGGCTTCGGTGGTAATGGTGGAGCAAATTCACCTGGATTACAAGGACTTGCAACAAGAGCAGATATCAATGAAGGATTTGCTCTGAACAACTTGCAGTCTGGAATTAACGCTTTGCAGCAAGGAATTTGCGACAGCACCTATGCGTTAAATAATGCAATCACAAACGGTTTCAACAACACAAACATGGGAATGATGCAGGGATTTAACGGCGTAGAACGTGGCTTCTGTAATCTTTCTGCACAGTTGGCTCAGTGCTGCTGTGATAACAGAGAAGCAATTTCACAAGTTCGTTACGACATTGCAACTCAGGCTTGCGACACAAGAAACGTGATTCAGAACAGCACGAAAGATATTATCGAGGGTCAGAACGCAGGAACAAGAGCAATCCTTGACTTCTTAACACAGGACAAGATTGCATCTCTTCAGGCTGAAAATCAGAGCCTTAAGTTCCAGGCTTCTCAGACAGCTCAGAATGCTTACATCACTGCTAATCAGGATGCACAGACAGCGGAATTGATCCGAAGACTTGGAGCTGATTGTCCGCAACCGGCTTACGTGGTTCAACCGCCACAGCCAGTCACATTTCCTAACTACAACTCTTGCGGTTGTGGATGCGCGTAATTAAATAAACTCGCCGATTTAGGCTGATAACATTTCTATGGGATAGGTCTAATGGCTTATCCCATATTGATTTAAGGAGGAAAATATTATGGCTTGTAAAAATACTTGTCGGCTTTGTGATCGCTTGGTTATCTCAGAATCAGTCGTATATACAGCCGGAATAGGTCTTGTTATAAGAATACCGGCAGGCTCTTATAACGATAAAGAAAAATATTGTATCGTTGTTGGACAGGCGATTCCTGATACAACAGTAATCAATGCTCCTGTTTTTATTCAAATTGGAACCGGATCAGTACTATATCCACTCACACAGCCGGGGTGTGACCAAGTTACAGCATGCGGTATTAAAACCAGAACACGATATGCAACAGTTGTTCATACATCCGCAGATTCCGGTACATTCAGATTGTGTAAAAGAGTTTGTTGCACAACAAATAATTTGAGAGCAATTAACGGAGAAGGTACGGCAGTAGCACCCGGTCCGACAGGAGGTGACGCATAATGCATAAATTACATGAAATGCTAGAAAAAATAGAAGAAACTATGGCTGAACAGCTTAACAAGGGAATTGATAATGTAGACACGAAAGAATTTGGAGATGTTGCAGATATTTACAAAGACCTTATGTGTGCAAAGAAAGATTACCTTGAGGCTTGCTATTACAAAACAGTGATTGAAGCAATGAATGAATATGACCCGGAAGATGAAAAATCTGAGGATTATGAAGATTTTGATATGCGTAGATATTATCGTGGACAGCCAAGAAGTAAAACTTCTGGTAGATTTATGAGACGTGGTGACGGTAGACGTAATTATACGCCGTATTATCACATGACACCAGAAATGTATCGTGAACACGAACCGGAGTATTATCGCGATATGGACAGATCAGATGGCAGAATGTATTATTCTGGAAGTTACTCCGAAAAATCTGGTGGTAATTCTCGCGGATATTCTGAAAATAGCTATACTCGCGACGGAAGAGAGGGACGAAGCGGACAGAGCAGACGTTCCTACATGGAAACCAAGGAACTTCACAAAGGGAACACGTCAGAGGACAAGCAGCAGAAAATGAAAGAGTTGGAAAAATACATGAGTGAACTTGGAACCGACATTACAGAAATGATTTCCGACGCATCAAATGAGGAAAAAACGCTTCTGAAGAACAAGTTGCAAGTGCTCGCTCAAAAGGTTGTTTAAAAATGTAAAGGGGTCGAATCAGACCCCTTTTTAAGTAGGTGACAATATGGAGTTTATAATTAATAATCGACCATGGTACATTAAATTTGTAAGCGCGGCAAGCAGTAATTTGCGGCGGAGTGATGGTTCTTTAACTGTAGGTGTTACAGATGGTAATGATAATTGTGTGTATCTGTCTGATTTACTGTCCGGCGCATTTCTCAAAAAAGTCTTGTGCCATGAATTATGCCATTGCTTTATGATGTCCTATAACATTTCCATTCCAATTGAACAGGAAGAATTTCTGGCAGACTGGATCAGTATTTACGGAGAAGATTTGATTTATCTTCTGGACGATTTAATGAGCACAATGTCAAGAGAGGTGCAATATGGATAAAATAGATGAATTATTGGAGGATGTTAGAAAGTCAAATCCAGAAATGACGAGAGAAAAATTGATATGTGAATTATCCGTTTCAAAATATTCAACATCGAGCCTTTTTAATACATGCAAAAATAGCAAGAAAAATGTATTGACTTTATAGGATTTGTGGAGTATTATAACAGAAAATTCATACACAAATCCACCCAATTCCCGGTGGTGAGAAAACGAACTCGGGAGGTTCACATCTTTTATAGGTGTGAACCTTTTTTGTTTATCAAAAACTATCAAGGAGGAATAGTATTATGTTAGTAGAAACAAGAAAATTGAACAAAAAGGAAGTTAATGTAGTTAGTAGTCTTGATATTGCTGAAACATTCGAGAAAGAACATAGGAGGGTGTTGCAAGACATAAGAGAATTACAGTGTAGCGATGAATTTCGTCAGCACAATTTCGTGCAGTCGGAATATGTAAATTCTCAAAATCGAAAACAACCAATGTTTCTTGTGACAAGAGACGGATTTACAATTCTTGCAATGGGATATACAGGTGAAAAGGCTATGAAGTTTAAGGAAGCATATATCAATCAATTTAATGCTATGGAAGAACTTCTCAAAGGAAAACTGGTTGAGCGAGAGAAAGGAATTGCAGTTCGGCAATCTCTTACAAAAGCGATTCAGCAATCAAATGAAAACGAGCGTATGCATGGTCACGCATATTCTACATATACGGATATTGTGTATAAATCGGTATTCGGAAAGAACGCAAGACAGATTAGAGAAGAATATGGAGTATCTAAGAAAGATAATTTGCGAGATCTATTCAGTGCAGAAGAACTGGAAAAGGTACAGTCTGTTGAAATGATCGTGAGCGGTCTTGTAAATTGCGGATGGGGATATAATGAAATTAAAGATTTTATATTGAACGGCACAAGAAAATTGCTTGCCGCATAAGAAGCAGTAGCCTAGCTGCTTCTTTCATTTTGCCCGTTTTTGTGGTAGAATGTGGGTATCATACAAATGGGAGGTAAAAATATATGAAAGAAGAATATTGCACTTGCGGACCGGAAAGAAGCGTGACAACAGACTGTGAAAATGAATTTGGGTATTGGTATGTATGTTGTAATTGTGGAAAAAAGATAGAAGATGGATTTCATTATTATAATCATTACGATGGGAGAATGTGAAACTTTTTCTGTAAATAATGTTTTAGAAGGTCTTCTATGGTAAAATATTTTATCATAAGGAGGCCTTTTATTATGGCAAGAGAAAAGAAACCTGTACACAAAGTACAAATGACAGAAGGAAAACGTAACATCATTCACCAGCTCTTGAAAGAATACGATATCCAATCAGCAGAAGATATCCAGGATGCGCTGAAAGATCTTCTTGGTGGAACCATCAAAGAGATGATGGAAGCGGAAATGGATGACCACTTGGGATATGAAAAATCACAACGTTCTGATAGCGGTGATTATCGCAATGGTTATAAGCGAAAAAGAGTGAATAGTCGTTATGGTTCTATGGAGATTGAAGTTCCACAAGACAGAAAATCAACTTTTGAACCTCAAGTAGTAAAGAAACGTCAGAAAGACATTTCAGATATCGATCAGAAGATTATTTCTATGTATGCAAAAGGTATGACAACCCGGCAGATTTCAGAAACAATCGAAGATATTTATGGTTTTGAAACATCCGAAGGTTTTATATCAGATGTTACAGACAAGATTCTCCCACAAATTGAAGACTGGCAGAATCGGCCATTAGATGAAGTTTATCCAATCCTGTATATTGATGCGATTCACTATTCCGTCCGTGATAATGGAGTGATCCGGAAGCTTGCTGCGTATGTCATTCTTGGGATTAATGCGGAAGGTAAGAAAGAAGTGCTTACTATCAGTATTGGAGAAAATGAAAGTTCCAAGTATTGGCTCTCCGTCTTAAACGAATTAAAAAATCGTGGTGTAAAAGATATCCTGATCATTTGTGCAGATGGACTCACAGGTATCAAAGAAGCGATTGCGGCAGCATTTCCTAAGACAGAATATCAAAGATGTATCGTTCATCAAGTGCGAAATACCTTGAAATATGTTCCAGATAAAGACAGAAAAGCATTTGCCACAGATTTGAAAACGATATATCAGGCAGCGGATGAAAAGAAAGCTTTGGCAGCTTTGGATCGGGTAATGGAAAAATGGACTGCAAAATATCCGAATTCCATGAAACGCTGGAAGGATAACTGGGATGCTATTTCCCCAATCTTCAAGTTTTCAGCAGCGGTTAGAAAGGTCATTTATACAACAAATGCCATTGAATCTCTGAATTCCACTTATCGGAAGCTGAACCGTCAGAGAAGCGTCTTTCCAAGCGATACAGCCCTTTTAAAAGCCCTTTATCTGGCTACCTTTGAAGCTACAAAAAAATGGACTGCAACAATCCGGAACTGGGCTCAGGTTTATGGAGAGTTAAGTATCATGTATGAAGGTCGCTTGCCAGAGTAATAAAAAAAGCAGAAAAACAGGCGGATTACCCGCCTGCTGTTGACATGCAATTTTGTAACTGTTATATATAAAGCAAGGGCGAAAAGCTGATTTTGTTTAAGCCTATCGCCCATTCTTATCATAGAAGATCATATTTACAGACTTTTCTTCATAGTCTCTACGATGGAGAAGATCACGATGACATAGATGATTTTTAAGTATAATAAAAGGGCGGTTAACCGCCCTTTATATTTATTATTGTACAATGCTGTCAATATCAAAAGAAAATCCTAGAACCTCTCCGACATCCGTGCATTTTCCTTTTACTGTTACCGTATCACCTTTTTTTAATGTTTTGACAATTTCTAGTTGTTCTTCGTTTTTAATAAAGCATTGAACGTTGTATAAAGAAAACTCATCATCTGAATCAAGAGAAATATAATCTCCGTTGCTATCAATATTGCTTAATTTTCCTGTTATTTCTAAATACTTGTCTTTATATGTATCGCTTGCGCCAACAGCATTTTCGTTTAACGCTGCAACCATATCGTTTACAGATACTTGCGTATATTCAATTTCTTTTTTCTGATCATTGCTTGCAGTATCATTTTCAGATCCACCGCCAAGAGCAGCTCCAATAATTCCTATTACAACAATTGCAATAATGATCCATTTTAATTTTCCACCTTGTTTTTTACGACAATTAGGACAAACCTTAGCTTTTTTTGGTATTTCTGACTGACAATGTTTACATATCTTCGTATCAGTATTTTCTTGTTTCATTTTTAAAATCCTCCCTTTTGTATGATACAGGTACATTATCGCAGATATGGTGATAAAAAGCAATCAAATATGGTGAAAAAATTTATAAAAAATTAATATTATATTTTTGAGAGAAAAACACTTGACAATTATTGTACGGATATATATTATAATATTTGTACGGACAAAAAGTGAAAGGAGATGATTTTATTAGTCCAGCAGGAAGACCAAAATCTAATAATCCTCAAAGTGAAAGATTTGAAATTAGATTAACTAAAGGGGAAATGGAAGATTTGGAATATTGCTCAAATGAATTGCAATCAAGCAAGACAGAAGTTGTTAGGCGTGGAATTGCATTGGTAAAAGAAACTTTAAAACAAAAGAAATAGAGCGTTTTACCCGCCACCAACGAAATAAACGCTCTACAAAGCACACACCAAAGGAGTATGCACAATCATTGTATCTCTTTTTGGTGTAGTTGTCAAACATTGAAAGGAGATTTTTTATGGACAAATTTTTAGAAATCACATTTGAAAACCAGATACTTGCAACAAAAGACGGAGATAAATTCGTAGAATATTTCGCTCCGTTTATGGAAAAGCTGAAAGGAATTGTCAGCGCAGAACTGTATGAGGAGTTTGACGAACTGTTAAACGGTTGCGCCAATCAGAATAACATATTCTATGGCGTGCAGGGAATGAAGCTTGCTATGGGTGTTCTTGACGGAACATATCAGTTGACGGTTTAGGAGGTGTAGATCATGAGTGATGTTATGACAGTTCGAAAGAGCTGGAATAGGAAAGATATTACAGGACAAACATTTGGCTATTTAACTGCAATTGGATACGATCATTTTGATGGTAAGAGTAGTTATTGGAAATTTAGATGTAAATGTGGAAACACTGTTATACGTTCTTTAAAAAAATTAAGAGAAGCGAAAACTCCTAGTTGCGGCTGTTACGCAGAAGAAATAAAAGCAGAAGCGAAAAGGAGACGTGATGAAAAAGAATCTAAAAGTAAATACTATCACGAAAATGCAAAATGCAATCGAAATCTTGAGGGAAACAAAATAGGAAAACTAAAAGTGATTAAGTTGCTTTCAGAAAAATCTGGAATAGACGCTGAATATTTGTGCAGATGCGATTGTGGAAACGCTGTAATAAAAAAGCAGAAATACTTGATAAACACTTCTAATAATCACAGTTGTGGTTGTGGAAGAAAGAATGCTGCTTGCAGGGATAAATCAAGGAATAGATTGCTTGGTATATATAGAAATATGATTTATAGATGTTATAACAAGAACAGTTCATCTTACAAATATTATGGAGAAAAAGGAATTACGGTTAATAAGATTTGGCTCGGAGACAATGGCTTTGAAAAATTTTATCAATGGGCAATACATAATGGATATAACGATGAATTGACGATTGATAGAATAAATCCAAACGGTAATTATACACCAGAGAATTGCAGGTGGGCTGACGCAGAAACCCAAGCTAATAACAAAACAAACAACATTCACGTTCAATACGAAGATGAAGTAATGACTTTATCAGAGTTTTGTAGAAAATTAGGATTAGATTACAAAATGTCAAGATTGATTATACAAAATGATTGCGTTTTTTCTGGAGAATATATCGAAAAAATATTGCAGAAAAAAACAAATCCCCCCCTATAGTTAAAATTGAAGTGAAAAATGAACTAAAAAATATCGAAAATTTTATTGCAAAAATTTTTAAAGCCCCCCCTATATACTTTTATGGGTCGAAATTTCAGATAAAATCCGTTGAAAATTTCACACCGATTTTGAACCGATTTTAAGGCTGGAAGTAGTGCGGAACTGCCAAAAAAAACGCGGACTTTTAGCGCATTTCTTCTGGTGATCTGTCGAACTGACAGCGCACAACATAACTGTACACGCTCGTATTTTGACCGTATAGCGCATTTTGTTATAAAAGCATGAATTATAGTGTAAACGGTAAAGATGTCTCATATCGTCAAATATAGACTTTTTCATGGCATTTGTCAAGGTGCAGAAAAAGCCCGGAATAATTCCGGGCGCGTTTTAATAGCCAAATACAAGCCAGTATATAAACATAAAAAAAGATTGATCCAAACGATAAAGCGAACAGCTCAAGCCATTCAATAAATACTTTTATTTTTCTTTTCATTTCCATCACCTCTTAAATTTTAATAACTGGCAGTTATGCTGCCGCCGATCAGCTACAACCCGGCATCTGATACGCTCACGCCGGAAAGCGGATATTTTTAATAAATGGAATATATCAACCCAAAAGGCAGCCGGGGAATTGCGCCCCGGTTCGCTGTCCTGCCTATTTTAAATGATTTAAAAATCAATATCCATTTCGTCCAATGCTTCGGCGATTGCTTGCCATAAAAGATAACATCTAATAGTAACGTCAAAATATTCCCAGTCATCAGATAAAAATTTATCTGCTACGGTTTCGGAGTCAATGCAAAATTCTCTGATTGCTTCTTGTAATAAGTCCATGTTATCGAGTACATACAAGGAAGCCTGTACCCTGTTAAACGTATATGATCCGCTTGCGTTTCCTGTCACGCTGTCAACTGTAAAAAGTTCATCATTTAAAAATTGCTCTAACTCGTCCCTATCTTCGTAGTTTGATAAGTCGATTTCGTTGTTGATATACTCCATTACATCATTTTTCATTTCTTCTAAATAGTTATACATACTCTTTCACCTTTTCGGATATTGTGTTATAATATCCATACCTTTCTTTTTTTGATTGGTGCCGGTTGTTTGTCTTGCTATGATGTCAACCGGCTTTTGTTTTATTTGTTGATATTATAATAGCATAGTTTAATAATATAGTCAATAGCATAGTTTAATAATTTTCAAATTTATGCATCAAGAGAAAACGGGCGACATTGACAAGCATAGTTTAATATGTTAATATCCTTATATAATATGGAAAGAAGGTGTTAAAAATGGCATTTAAAGACAAAGAAAAAGAACTTTCTTATATTGCACAATATCAGAAAGATAACTATGATCGTATAACTGTAATGGCTCCAAAGGGGACAAAAGAAAGCGTTAAAAACGCTGCGACATTTAAGAATATGAAGATGTCGGAATTTGTACTAGACTGTATAAAAAAAGAATTGGAAAGAATGAAAGAATAGTTTAATAAAGTATTGACAAGCATAGTTTAATAATGTAAAATATAATTGTCAAGAGGGCAAGACTTGACAGAAGAAAGGAGATTCGCAGAATGGAGGAAATCAAAGAAATGACAGAGAAAGAACAGATTGCAATACTGATTGATCAGTATACAGATTTACAGAGAATTAAGGCAGCGGAAGACAAAGAAAGAGAAGTTGCCTACCAGATTAGAGCCACAAAAGCAAAACTTGAAGCAATGGGAATTGTAACAGAAGACTTGAATATTTGAGAATTAGCGGAGGCTTGCCACTCCGCTAAAATTATAATTATTCTATATCATGTTATATAACTAGAAAGGGCGGTTGATATGGGAGAAACACCAAGCTACACGAAAAACGCTGTAAAAAAATACAGGAGCAAATTTGATATTGTTCAAGTGAGATTCCCGAAAGGGACAAGGGAGAAGATGTCTAATATCGAGAATATAAATGATTATATTGTAAAATGCGTATTAGATAGCCTTGAGGATGAAAAGAGCAACGGAGAGGAGAAAAACCATGAATAAGAAAACAAAAAGTTACACAAGAAACGCCAATGATAAATATGACGAAAAATTTGATGTTTTAAAAGTTAGACTTCCGAAAAGCACAAGAGCCATGATCGCCGACACGGACCTGAGTTTTAATGCATTCGCAAATGATGCAATCGAGCGACAGTTAAAAGCGTTAGAAATGTTTGACTTTGAAGATGACTTTCAGAACACAGCGCCGCCGAAAGAAATTGACGGAAAGCCGGTATATAATTTCGTGGATGAGCGGAAATACATAAAGCCGGGCAGATGGTGGCATGATGTAGTATTCTTTTGGGATGATCTGGAACTGAATGATTTATTTATCCGGTTTATGGATGAAGAAGAGCCGGGAAACAATAACTACAAAGACGGCTGCCGTATTATCTTTGATATTGTCGATACTGCCAGATATGAGATTATAGACGCAAAATATACGGATGAAGAACTGGCGCAAATGACATACAAACAGTTAAAGAAGATACCGGAAAGAGACTTCGGAGGAAAACAGGATAATACGGATAAATTAAAGCGGAAGTTTAGAAAATATCTGTATAAAGGCGAGAAACAGACGTTATACGATTTCCTCGGAGTGGGACAAGAATGAATGGAAAATTTACTTGCAACAGTTCAGCGGTGACGGATGAAAAGCTGAGCAGATCGGCGAAATGGCTTTACGTTGTTATATCTTACCTGTACAGCCAATACGGATTTAAAACAGGTTATTTTTACCGCACAAATGGACAAATGCTAGAAGATGCCGGGATCAGTCCGATGACACTAAAAACGGCAAAGAAAGAGCTTGTGGATAACGAATATATAAAAGTCTGGCATCATAACACGAATGAAAATAATAAAAATATTCGAGTGTGTTTTTATTCAATTTTGAAGTAGAAAGGGGTGTGAAAGCATCCCTTTCCTAATTCCCGGAAATATATATCATGTTATATACGACCACTTTTTGAATATGTGTTTGTGGTCGTATATAACAAGTTATATAGTCAAAACAAACGTAAAGCCTTATTTTTCAAGGTCTTGACGGGTATTTTGTAAAACGTTCAAAAAATGGCTTTTTTGTGCTGATTTTCCCATAAATTCGAGAAAATTGTAAATTGTTATATATCGTGTTATATATTTCTTCATGTTTGGGTGGTATAAAAATTATACTTCGGTTAGGTATAAAAATTATACCACCTAAAAGTATTTGATAAAAAACTACAAGAAGAAAAAGAAATTAAAGAAAAAGTGAACTCACTGACTGAATCATTTTTCGAGGTATTTTCGGGAGGATCTGACAGCCAATCAACCAGACATTCGGGAATTGATATTTTTTAATCAACGCTTGACAATTATATTTTACGGGTGTATATTAATGGCATACAAACAAACGGCTTTTAATTTACAAAATTAAATACAATTAAATCCGCCCAAATCCCGGCGGTGTGAGAATGGATTCGGGAGATCCGCAACTTTATGTTGTGGGTCTCTTTTTTATTATCAGGTGTTAGGAGGTGCAGAACATGGAGAAAGTACAGGGTGTAGATCAGACAGTAGAAGTATTTGAAAGTGATATAGATTTATATTTAAAATTGTTCTGTGAAGAACAGAACATTGACGATTTAAAGGCTGAGAGTCAAAGCGTCTGGAATGCTGCCTTGATGTATGTTAAACGTCACGTATTCCCAACATCTGATACACTTAAACTAAAAAATAATATTATAAATAATAATAGTATTATGGATAGTACATATAATCAATACAATTATGATTTAGTAAATAGTATATGCGATTATTATATATATCTATGTATGATGTATGATAAAGAAGTATCTGCAATAGGCTTTAGCTTATTGACTGGAATTGATAGATATACAATAGCAACTTGGAGAGATGGAGGGAATAAACTTAGTACAAAGAGTTCAGACATCGGCAAAAAGATTTATGATTACCGAGAAGAAAGTTTATCAAACAAGCTGGTGACTGGCAAGCAAAACCCTGTTGGAGTGTTGGGAGTGCTTAACAGACATTACGCTTGGAATCTTCCGGGAGTGAGCAAGGAACGGACCAGCGAAAGAGCATTAACAGCTTCGGAACTTCCGAAACTGGGAGAAGTAAAGCAGATCGAGAGCGAAAAAGATTGATGTATTTTAACATTTAGAAACGGAGAATAATTTAGATTAAAATATATCATTGACATTGGTGCAAATATAATAAAACACGTATAGATGTATTTGATAAATAAGGATTTATTCGATAGATACATATGTTCGATAGTAAATGAATGATACCTACCCCTCTATACACGAACGCAAAAATCTGCCTACTTAGTCCCCCAAATTCCGAAATAAACAAAAAGAGGTATTTATGAGACAGACAGGAGGTTATATGTCGTGATATTAGCACTAACAGAAGAACAGGCAATAGAAATACGAAAAACCGGATTGTCTGTTATACAGTTTAAGTATTGCATCAAGAATGGAATTAGCATAGCGGTCTACAATTTAAGACAATTCCTCATTGCTGCTAAATCAGTATTCGAGAAAATGGGAAAATTATTCAAGCGTGTTAGAGATGTCATTGACGATATTCGGTACTTTTTTGAGACAGTACAAGACAGGCTCGGATATCCGGTTTCAAGAAGATATAATTTTGTGAAAATTCTTGGCAATATTGGATACCGGAAACATGACGTTTGGGTTGCGACTCGCACGTATTTGCCAAGAAGTAACTGCTGATTTCAAAAATTTTTCAAAAAATAAAAAGAGGGTGATACACATGAACGGATGTTGCGGAACTTGTAAATACGGTCACTACGACAAAATGCAAGGTTATGTATGTGTGAATGATGAAAGTGAATATATAGCCGATTTCGTAGAATATGAGCATTGGTGTGAAGATTGGGTGAGTAAGAATAATGAAGATGATTAAGCGGTTATTCTGTAAGCATAAACATGTTGATCCATTATACACATACCTGGAACGACAGGAAGATGGTTCATGGATTACGCATCATGTTTGGAAGTGCATAGATTGTGGAAAGGAGATTTATTAATGATTAAAGGATTTTTGTTAGCGTTTAATGTAATTTTGTTTGCACTGTTCTTGATCGGAATGATTTTTGGATTAAAAACCAAAGAAACAGGAATGGGGTTGTTAAGCGGATCGGTCGCATTGATCATTGCATTAAATTCATTATTTATTTTAAATTCATAAGATTCTGTGAGGTGCTGGAAAAGGTAGACAGATTTAGTCGTGAGAACTGTGCAAATTACTTATCTTGTGACACGAGCGAAAGCGTAGACTGTCGGAAAAAAGAAATCGAAAAGACATGGTTCATGTGTGGTGCAAATCCACACCCTCACAATCGACGCAGTTTTTATTTTTTATTGTTTCATCCTTTCTCCCCATAGCGGAATGCTGTTAAGAGCTGTCACAAGGCTCGTGGGGATTTGAATAAGCAATTAAATACAGCGTGAAGAGACGGTAGCGGAACAAGGTTTCGTGGAAGCACATATTTGTGTGGATGGTACAAGTCGGGTAAACATCTGGTCGAAACCCTGCCGATAAACAACAGAAAATCATAACGCTTGTCCTCATTCGTGAGTGCCGACTAACTGTTGCATAATCTCAGTTGCTTGTTCTTGTCAGTAAAGACGTTAAAACCCGTCCTTATACCGAGACGATAAATCTGTTCCATCACGAGAAGATGGTTAAAAACTGTCGCCCTGGCATATGGCAAGTTCGCAATAATGTGCCGATATAGACATTTTCCACTCGTGGTCGGTTTGAAGTCCTGCAATGCTATAGAATCGACAAAAAACTTAATCCAAAGGAAATGAGACAAATTCAGTGATTGCAGTAGTCTGGATGCTTTGGATATTCGCCGGAAGTAATTAAATGAGTGACTGCTGGGCGGTCGAGGGTGGTTTACAAGGCGAATTAGTGTCAAGCATGGCACGATAAAAACGAATGCAAGCCGGGAAGACCGGCTTTAGCCCTATGGTGTAATGGTAGCACACGAGACTTTGACTCTCGTAGAATAGGTTCAAATCCTGTTAGGGTTGTGCGTCCCGCTCATTACCGGATAGACGAGCGCATGAGGTCAATGCCTCGGCAAAAAAAATCAATGCAAAGATAGGAGCAACTGCAAATCCTAGGAAGTTGTTCTCATCTTGGAAACCTCACAGAAAGGGGAATTGTTATGTGTGAATTTTGTGAAGAACAAAAGATAATTGAATTTTTTGATGGGAAAATTACATGGCATATCAGAGAAAAAGGAAAAGGTTATGACATGTACTATGCAAATAGCAAGACTGGGGAACTTGGAATAATCGATATTTCGTATTGCCCTATCTGTGGAAGAAAACTAACAGATGGAGAAGAAAAGCATCTGCACGAAAATGAAGAAAAATTTACAAAATGCGATAAATGTGAGCAACTAGAAGAATGTAAGGAAAATAGAAAAGTGCTTAATATTAATTCTGGTTGCGAAGAATTTCCACATTATGTTCCAAACATAGGAACATTTTGTGGAAAAAAAGAAGTTGAAACAAATACAGACATTGCAGAATCTATTGATAAAATTGCAAAACTAAACGATAGACATCAATCCGATTGCATTAAAATCAATCAACTAAATGTGGTAATTGATGTGCTTGTGGAAAAGTATGCGAGATTACGGGAGGTCCATGGATTATGATTCACGAGGAAAAATGGTACACATGTGATCGCTGCGGAGAACGGATTGAAAATCTGGTAGAAGATGTTCTTGATTGTCTTCCAGAAGAAGTTTCAGCACAAATTCCAAGAGACGATTATTTGAAAATTATGAGCGGAGAATCGGATATTTCTATCGTAAATGCGGAATTTGATGGAAAAGATACTGAAACAGTTACAATACGAAAAGTGTTCTTAACGAAAGAAGATACAATTCATTTGTGCGGCAAGTGTAAAAAGAAATTTGAGAGGTTTATGAAAAATGATAAAGAGGTTATGTAATCTGTACATAAAGAGAAAAACAAAAAATCTAACACGAATTCCATTGTTCACAATGACATTTAATTATAAAAAATATAAAGAAAATGGAAAAGAGAATAGTTGTATGTTGTATACACTACACCCGGATATTGCGCGAGACGAATTTTTGAAAGAAAATTTGCAGAAATGTGTAGATTACATAAGAGAAAATTACGATATGGAAGTTTTTACTAAAATTTGAAATTGGAAATAGAATTTTGAAAAGAGGTATGCAAGATGAAAATATATAATCCGTTCAAAAAAATTAGTAAACTGGAAAGAGAGCTAAAAAGATTCTTTACTCGATTTAGATGACTTGAAAAGAGAAAACGAAAGACTTAGTGGAAAACTTGAATATTTGAGAGAAAATAAAGAAAACCATGAAACAGGAATGTGGTGTAATGGATGCAAAAATCTTGTAAAATCAATGGAAGATACTGCTTTTGGTAGAAAAGAACTAAGATTTTGTATGTTAGACAACAAATGCAAAGACAGGGAGATAGAGAATGAGTGAAAAAGAGATTCAGAAAAAGATTGTGGAGCAGTCTGGAACGATTGCGAAAGCAATTTGTAAAGGGAAAGACGTGGAATTAAGAAAATCTGCAAGTGGCGTGTCTGTTGCGGAGATTTCTAAGAAAGTTGTGGCGAGATGAGCACAGCGAAAGGAATTATTTCTGTTATATTAGTAATACCATACATATTGCTACTAGGATCAATGACTTTTAGCGTGGAATTTTCAGATGGAACAGAAATATGCTACAACGGATGGATGATATAATATCTAATGACATAGCCGAGATGGTGGCTATGTAACAAGTCGAAATGGAGGCTTCTTTTATTTTTGAGTAAAGGAGGTCTCTTTCTTTATGTCTTTGGAACTTCAACAAGCAATCCAATCATACGAAAATTATATATCGGATAACGGAATAGATGAATCTGTCATTGATGCAATGATAGAAGCGTGCAAAGTGGCATATCAGACGGAAAAAGACATTCCATATGCGCTTAAAGCGTCTGCAAGGACAAAAGAGATTATAGAGCGATTTGTACTCAATTTGACAGGTGCGGATATTTGGGGATTGGAGAAGTATTCTTTTGAAAACAAGGTCAAGTATGAAATTATAGACAAGTTTTATGAAGTTCTTTTGTTGGAAGCGCAAAATAAGATTGTAGACAGCGGTTTTCGGTATTTGGAACGGAAAAGAGAACCGAAAGAACGATTTTATATGCCAAGAAGAAAACAGTTCTTGAAAATTGGACTTGTAGATGCACTACAAGGAATGATCGATGATAAGTATGACATCCTTTGCATATCACTCATTCCTGGTGCGGGTAAAACTAGTGTGGAAAAATTTTTTAATGCTTTAGTAATCGGATGGTTTCCGAAAGACTTCACGCTTTTTTACTCACATAGTGGCGATATTACACGAATGTACTATGACGGTGTGTACGATATTGTGACAAACACAGATGAATACACATGGAATGAGATTTTCCCGGATTTACATGTTACAAGCACCAATGCAAAGATGGAGCAGTTCAACGTAGGGAAATACAAACCATTCCCAAGCGTGCAATGCACATCTGTCGGAAGTAAAAATGCCGGAAAGGTTCGTGCTTCCAAGTTTTTGCTGGTTGATGATATGATTGGTGGAATTGAAGAAGCAATGAATCCTAGTATTTTGGATAAATTGTGGGATAAATACGCCGTAGACGCACGTCAGAGAAAGATACAGGACACAGACGGAAAAAACTGTAAAGAAATACATATAGCGACCCGCTGGAGCGTGCATGACGTTATCGGGCGTATTCAAAACATGTACGCCGGAAATCCAAGAGTAAAAGTGATTGCAGTACCGGATATTGATCCCGTTACAGGAGAAAGCAATTTCGAGTATGAGTATAGTGGTTTCACGAAAGAGTTTTTTGCGGATCAACAATTACTCATGGATGATATTTCTTATCGGTGCTTGTATAAGCAGGAACCGATTGAACGTGAGGGGTTATTATTCCCGGATGATAAAATCAGACGTTATCTGCATTTGCCACATGGAGAACCGGAAACTATCACTGCTCAATGCGATACAAAAGGAAAAGGAACGGACTATTTTGTAATGCCTATATTGCAGAAATACGGAGAAGATTATTATTGCGTTGATTGTGTCTGTGATAATACTGCCGATTATGAAATGCAGTACGAGAATGCATCGAATGCGATTGTGAATAACGAAGTGAAAGAGTGCGAATTTGAGCGTAACGCTGGCGGAGATCGTGTGGCAATGGAAGTAAATAAACGTGTAGAACAAAAAGGATGGATATGCAATATTACAGATGTCCCAACAGAAACGAACAAAGAAGCGAGAATATTCCAATGTTCTAACTGGATTTTGCAACACGTTATATTCAAGGATTCATCACTTTATAAACCGAATGAACCTTATGGAGTGATGATGTCGCTTTTGAAACAATATTCAGTTTCCGGTAAAAAGCAATTAGATGATGTACCGGATGTTTTTTCAAACTTTGCTATACGAATGACAAAAGGAAACAGAGTTGCCAAAGCCGAAGCGATACACAACCCATTCAGAGGAGGAAACGTACATGGATACTAAAACATATTTGCAGCAGATTGAAAGACTAGACAGAAAGATTCAGAATAAATTTTCCGAAATCGCACAGTTAAAAACGATGGCAACGTCCATAACTGTTGCACAGAAAGATGTTAATGTTCAGACTTCATCGGATAAAGATAGAATGGGAAGTGCTGTTGCAAAGATTGTAGACTTGGAAACTGAAGCGAATGAAATGATTTGCGAATACATACAAAAACGAGCGATGATTATACAACAAATAGACACTATTTCTGATACTAATATGTATCATATTCTTTTCAATAGATATGTGATGATGAAAGATTTGGGAACAATAGCTGTCGAAATTGGATATTCATTCAAACAGGTTTGTCGTATTCATGGAAATGCGTTAAAGGAATTTGAGAAACTGTATGGAGATGATTATTTAAAATCCGCTCAAATAGTCCACAAATGTCCTGCAATGTCCACTGATGTCATCTAGATGTCCAAAAGTTGACATGCTATAATAATAATCAGAGAAATAATAAATATTTCCACCAAACATAAAACCCATAAGTATGATTGAAAAAGGGCGCAGAATCAAGCGTCCTTTTTTCGTGGAGAAAATTATGAAAAAGTATAAGGAAAAAACGATATATTGTCCAAAATGCGGAAGAAAAGTAGGAACGTATGATGGACGATCAACAATAGATAAAATTTGCAGATGTAAAAACTGTAACAAAAGAATTGTGTATCACGTTGATACAGGCGAAATGGAGATTAAAAGAATTCCGAAAAGAAACTGTTCCTCTGGAATGACATTTATTTAAGGCGGTGCTTTATGTATAACTATCCACATAAAAATTACAGACCGTTTTCTGCTATTTGCGATTGTGGATTTGGGAGAAAAATCATTTACACAAGGAAAAGGCAGATTACATGGCGAAATATCGTAGATGAATTGAATAAAGCACTTGCAATCCATAGACAGAATGCAACGGAAATTGAGTATCTCGACCGATATTATCGTGGCGATCAGCCGATTTTATACAGAAAAAAGGTCAATAGACCGGAAGTCAATAATAAAATCGCTGTAAATCTTGCGTATGAGCTGGTTGAACGTAAAACTGCTGATATTTGTGCAGAGCCGATCCAATACGTTCTTCGTGGAACAGATGATAAGAAGTCAGATGAAATTTCATGGCTTAATGCAATTATGGATTCCGAAAACAAACAGGAATGCGACATTGATATTTGCAGATGGCGTTCTATTTGTGGCACTGCATATCGTTTTATTGGAAATGATGATGGAAATGGTTCGGTTTTGGACGAAAGCGACTTTGAGTTATCTTCTGAAAACCCGATTTATACATTTGTAGTGTACTTTCCGAACAATAAACCGGCTTTCTCGTGTCAGATTCGAGAAGACGAAAATGGTCAAGAGTTTTACTTCTGTTACACGAACGGTCAGTGGTTTGAAATTTCAGAAGGAAAATTGAGAAGATTTGGAATAAATGGAAATGGAGCAATTCCGGTTATTGAATATCCAAATAATTCTCGTAGACTTTCCGATATTGAAATGACGATTGCCATCACAGATGCAATTAATACTCTTTCTTCTGACAGAATCAATGGGATCGAGCAGTTCGTTTCTTCATGGGTAAAATTTGTAAATTGCGAAGTAGATAGAGACAGCTTCTTGAGCATGAGACAAGAGGGTGCGCTTGTTGTGAAGTCTAATAACGGAACTGAAAATAAGGCGGACGTTGATGTAATGACAACGGAACTGAATCAGACAGAGGGGCAAGTTGTATTTAATGATTTGTTTGAGCGTTTTCTTGACATTCAAGGATTGGCGAACAGGGGTAATATCAACACCGGGGGCGATACTCAAGGTGCAGTCAATCTTCGTAACGGACATTATGACGCTGGACTTCGAACGGCAATCAATGAACCGATTCTTAAAAAGTCGGAGAATATGACGATCAAGATTATTCTGAACAGGCTTAGAATTTCAAAAGGCTTTACACTTGTTCCGAGTGATGTGGAAATTCATATCAACCACAATAAGCTAGATAACATGATGGTAAAAGCGGAAGTTCTTCAGATTTTGTTGAACTGTGGAATCCATTACAAGAGAGCAATTAAGGTCATTGATATGTTTAGCGACCCGGAACAGGTTGCAATTGAAAGTAAAGATAGAATGGAAAGTCTTTACACAGATAAAGCAGAAAAACAGGAAGAACCAAAAATAGAAAAACCGGTCAACAAAGAAGTAGTCGAACAGTAATCGGCTGCTTTTTTATTTTATAAATTTGCAGTTATGCGTCAAATAGCAAAAGTAAATATCCAAGCTGATAGAACAGCGAAAACAAATGTAGATAACGGAGGTAATCAAAATGACAAGAGAAGAAGCAAGACAAAACTTAGTGGCTTTAGGGATTGAAGAGCCGAGTGATGCACAGGTAACAAATTATCTGAATCAGTTTCACAGCAATCGACCGAATCCACAACCACAGCCGTCACCACAGCCAACGCCTACACCGCAACCACAGCCAACTCCGACACCGGAGACAACACCATCTCATGATGATGGCGGAGAATTGGAAACATTGAGAAATCAGATTGCACAGCTTCAGAAAGAAAATGTGCAGAAAGATATTCGTGCGTATGCAGCTGAAAAAGGATTAACAGGAGAACAGGCAGAAAGCGTGCTCGCAGGATTTCAGACAGATTTAGAAGCTGCTAAGAAAGCGATTGACTCTATCGCACAGATTATTTCCGATAAAGAAACCGCAGCAGCCACAGCGAAAGAACAAGAGCTATTAAAAGGTACTCCGAATCCAGGTGGTGGAACTGGCGGTAATCCAGGCGATGATAAGCCGGAAGATGTGAAGAATGCGGAAAGCATCTCTTTTGGAAACAAAGCGGACGAACAGTCCATGAAAGATTATTACGTTTTGAAATAGGAGGTTAAAAGACTATGGGAAAGCCTATCGTACATGAGTATGGACAAAGTAAAGGTATTTTGAAGTTTTTCCCTTATGAGGGCGCAGCGTGTGTTGTTCCTCAGACAATGAAATCTTCACCGGATGAAAACGGTTTGAAAATTGTTCCGGCTGGAACGCCATTTCCGGCAAATGATAACAGTTGCCTTGGCTATCTTCTGCATGATGTAGATGTGACACAAGGAGATGCGCCGGGAACTTACGTTTATCAGGGAACTATTGATTGGGAAAAAGTAAAATCATTATCAATCGAAGATGCAGCTAGAAAAGTAACACCGAGAGTTACATTTTACGGCGCACCGGCGATCTCAGAGCAAAAGGAGGAATAAAAAATGGCATTACCATTGAGAGAAGCGTTTACCGCTAGAGCTTTAGGAGTCCTGTGGAATGATTATAAGGCAAAGCTCGGTACGGGACCGTATAGTGGAAGAATGAAGTTTGGAACGGTGAAACAGGACAGCCTTGATTTGAAGTTTATTAAAGGAAAGAACGGTCTCCCGGTATCTTTGAAAGCATCAAATTTTGACGCGCAAGCACCATTAAGGGATGTTGGTGGATTTTCCGATATTCAGAATGAAATGCCTTTTTACCGTGAAAGTTACATGGTAACAGAGAAAGAAGAACAGGAATATGCAAATTATCAGTCTGCGGAAAATTCCAACATGGCAAATCAGGTTTTACAAGAAATTGCTAAAAAGCCTTTTTCTCTGATTCAAGGCGCTTTGGTTGTACCAGAACGTCAGATTTGGGAACTTTTGGCACCGGAAGATGGTGTTCCGAAAGTAACCGTAAATATCGAAGGAGAGAAATATGTTGTTGAATATACAACAGATAGTGGAGCGGCGCATAAGAAAGATCACTTTGTTGAGATTTCCGGCGATGAAGATAAGTGGAATGCTTCGGCAACTGCAACGCCACTTGACGATTTGATTCAAGCAAGACGTGATTTTGCGAAGAAAACCGGATACTCTTTGACAAGATTTTCCATGAATACAGAGACATTTGAAATGATTCTGAAAGCAGAAGATACAAAGAAGCAGGTACTTGGAATCACTGCATACAATGGCGGTATCAGAGTGAGACAGGCTGATGTACTTTCTTACTTAAGAGAGTACGGAATTGAGATCGAAGTATACGACAAAGTATACATTGATGAAGAAGGAAATACAAAGTATTTCATTCCAACAAACATTGTTTCTGCTCAATCTGCCGGAGTATATCTTGGTGATTATACATTTGGTAGAACACCGGAAGAGAGAAGTGGAAGTTTGACAGATGGAAATCTTTCTCTCGTAGAAACAGGTATTTCAGTATATTCATATACCACAAATCATCCAATTAACACACATTGTGTAGTTTCCATGATTGGACTTCCTACTTTTGAGGGTATGGACAGCGTTGTTGTTATGAAGGTTGCGTAAGGAGTGGTTACATGATTGCTACACATAGTATCAAAAAAGGCGGACGATGGTATAAAGCCGGAGAAGAAATAGATTCTCCGGCTGATTTTATGAACAAACAGGAAATTTTAGAACAGGAAGAAGGGAAAATTACAAAAACCGACATTCACCGTATGCCAGTGGAAGAACTTCGGAAGCTGGCAGAGGGACAAGGAATTGATGGTGCAGAGTATTTAAACGGTTCAGACATCAAAAAACTTCTCATTGAGAAGATGGAATTGTAGGAGATGAGGGTATGACTCACTCAAGATTAGAACAGTTGAAGATTCGGTTGAGACAATTTGATGTTTCCGCCGAAAAAGAAGATAAGTTTTTGGAACAGCTTATTTCACAGGCAGAACAAGATGTACGTCTTTACCGAAATTATCCAGACAATTACACAGAGGAGATGATTGAAAAGGATATGAAAAAATTTGACAGTATTATTGTAAATTTGGCTTTGTATGATTACAACCAAGACGGAGGAGAATTTCAAGTTTCCTCTTCTGAAAATGGAACGTCAAGGAGCTGGATTGACCGAGATAAAATTCTTGGGAAAGTCACTCCTTTTGTACAGATTCTATAGAAAGGGTACGGTGATCCAATCATCTCCCGGCTACTGGGTTAAGTAGTAGACGATTGTGCGTAACCGTATGGGTTTCCGTTCGGTTGCAGGGATATGGCATTAAGCGGTGGAGGGCAGTCATATAAAAAAAGAACTTGGAGGTACGTAATGGATACACCAATTACGAGAGCAGAACACGATGAGTTTGCTAGGCGTATGGATGCAGAAAATAAGAGGCTGCATTACAGAATTAATGAAGTAGAAGACACAGTAAAAAAAATACAAGATTTGGCACAATCGGTTGAACGGCTTGCGATCTCCATTGAAAGTATGGCGCAAGAACAAAAAGAACAAGGCGATCGTCTTGAAGTTCTTGAGGGAAGAGATGGCGAAAAATGGAGACAAGTTTCTGGCTATGTTATCACAACCGTTATTGGAATTATTATTGGATTCGTGTGTTACAAAATCGGTTTGGGAGGTTTTTAAAATGGAGCAGATTATTGTAAATATGACGCTTGTTATTGGAATTGTAGGAGTTCTTGCTTTTGCTGTTTCTGTAATTACACAGGTGTTTAAAGGGGTATCGGGATTAAAGAAAATTCCGACAGATATTCTTGTATTTGTATTGTCTATTGGTCTTACGGTTACGGCATTTGTAGCTTATATGGACTATATTCATCAGACAATCATTTGGTATATGATTCTCGCTGCGATTTTAGCAGGTTTGTTAGTAGCTTTTGTGGCAATGTACGGTTGGGAAAAAGTAGCAGAATTGTGGAAACGATTTTACAGAGTGAATAAGAATGATTTAGAGGATGAGTAATCGTCCTCTTTTTTGTACAGGTGCAAATGCCGGAGAAAGGAGAAAATTATGGAAAATTTAAGAGTAATTGATGTAAGCGAACATCAAGGAACTATTAACTGGGATGCGGTAAAAGGACATATAGATGGGGCAATCTTACGATGCGGATATGGAGATAATATTGCAAGTCAGGACGATAAGCAATGGAAAAGAAATGCAGATGAATGTACAAGACTTGGGATTCCGTTCGGAGTTTATATCTATTCCTACGCGACAAGTGACGCACAGGCGAAAAGCGAAGCGGAACACGTCCTTAGAATGGTAAGCGGATATAAGCTTTCGTACCCAATTTATTTGGATTTGGAACAGGCAGGAACGGAAAATGGAGCAATTCAAAGAGCGAATATCTTCGGGGATATCATCGAAAAAGCTGGATACTGGTGCGGAGTTTATGCGAATACAAACTGGTGGACAAACTACCTGGTAGGGTTGGAACGGTTTGTAAAATGGGTAGCACAGTATAATTCGGTTTGCACATATCAAGGAACATACGATATCTGGCAGTATACGTCAGGCGGATCTGTTCCGGGAATTTCCGGAAACGTGGATATGAATCATTGTTATAGAGATTATCCAGCAGAAATTACAGGAGGGGATACAAAACCGACGCCGCCGGCAGTAGCACCATCTGGATCTACGCTTGATCTTGTTGTTGGAGTTATGCAGGGAAAATATGGAGACGGAGACGCTAGAAAAAATGCTCTAGGAAATCGGTATAATGAGGTGCAGAATATGATTAACTATATTGCATCTGCCTCCGTAGATACACTTGTGAAAGAAGTTTATGCGGGAAAATATGGAAATGGAGATACAAGAAAGGCGGCGCTTGGAAACCGGTACAATGAGGTACAAAACAAGATTAATGGTTCCTCCGGCGGCGGTGCAGTATACTACACAGTCCAGTCTGGGGATACGCTTTCTGGAATCGCTGCTAAATACGGTACTAATTATCAGGCAATCGCAAATCTGAACGGTATTCAGAATCCGAACTTAATTTATCCGTGGCAGAAGCTACGCGTAAAATAAGGAAGGTGTCTGTATGCGACTTTTAGAAAAAAACAAGCAGAATTTAAAGTATGCGTTACAAGTCGGGGAAGTTCCGATTTACGAACGAGACGAAGACGGAAACATCATATATATTGAGGTGGACGGTCAGAAAGTTCCGGTAGAAACAGGAGAGACAGAAGTCGGGTATTCAAATCCGATTGATTTTAGAGGAAATATTGCAATGTCCGGCGGTGAAGCAGAAGCGAAGTCTTTTGGAGTTGACATCAGCGAGTATGATGCGATTCTTCTCATGGAGAAAAACAGAATACCTATTGACGAAACGTCTCTAATTTGGCATACAAGCAAAGTTAGGTACATAGACGAACAAAATACCATTGTAGACAGAAAGTCGGCGGATTACTCGATTAAACGTGTTCAGCCAAGTCTTAATTTTACAAGGTATCTTTTGAAAAGGATTGTGAAGTAGCATGGCAAAGAAAGTGTTAAAAGCGAATATTTTTTCAACTTCCAGTATTCAAGAGTTGCAGAAGCAGTTAAGAGAATATCAAGACTCACTTAACAAGAAATGTGAAATATTCACAGAAGAATTAGCAAAACGAGGTGTAGAGATTGCAAAAGCAAGGGTTACTACACTTGACGCGATATTTACGGGTGAACTTTTAAATAGCATACACACAAGGAAAGGTAACGGAGGTAAAAGCGCCGTTATCTTTTTTATTGTGGCGGATTCAAGACATGCCGCATTTGTTGAGTTTGGTACTGGACAACTCGGTATTGAGGGAAGTTATCCATATCCATTCCCGGAGGGCGTGGAGTGGAATTATAACACCGGAAAGACAATTTTTGAGATTGCGCCCGGAAAATACGGATGGTTCTATCCGAAAGATGGAAAATGGTATTTTACGCAAGGTATGCCGTCAAGACCGTTTATGTATGAAACATCATTGGAACTCATGCAAGAGATTCCGCAGATTGCAAAAAAGGTATTTGGAGGGCGGTAATATGCTAGATATGTTGGAATCACAAGTTATCACTCGGATAAAGACGCAGTTTTCTAAAAAACTGAAAGACCGTTATCCAAATTTAAAATTTACAAACTCTGACAGAGCCGATACTGTTCCGAAATTCCCAACCGTGTATATACACGAAATGACGGGAGCGGAAACAGGAGAAGACTTACAAGGAGATACGATCAATGCTGTTTGGTCTTCTTTTCAGATCGAGGTAACAACAAATACCAAGATGAATGACGCGAAAGAAGTAATGAATGAGGTTGTACGCATTATGAAAACCATGAGATTCCAAGTGATTGCAACACCGGAATTTCAGAACACAGACAGTACATATCGAAGAGTAGCACGTTTTCGGCGAATGATAGCCGATGGCGATATTTTATAAGACCGATCATAAAAAGTGATCGCTTACTGCAAAAAATTAGCGGTGGAAAGGAGAAAAAATATGATTGCAGGAATTTCTACATTAGGAATTACATTTGGTTATGGAGTTGAAACAACTGCCGGACAAAAACCAGCTAAATTTACAAAGCTTAATCGAATTAATTCAATTGGTGGAATCACGATTGAAAATGAGCAGATTGATGCGTCTGCGGTTGAAGATGCTGTTAAACGATATATCCGAGGGGCAGCAGATACGGGAGGTTCATTCCCTGTCGGTGTAAACTTCACAAGTGAAACAAAAGAAGAATGGAAAAAGGTTATCGAAGAATACGCAAAGCTTACAGGTGAAAAAAGAATGTGGTTTCAGACGATTATTCCGGGATTTGATGAATCATTCTTTGTAATCGCACAGCCACCAACAGCACTCCCACAGCCGGAGATTGGTCAGAACGAATTGCTCGTAATGGAAAATAACCTTACTATTGAAGAGTTTAAGGGAATGGACACAAAAGTTGATTTTGAAGTTGTGGGGGGAGCTTAAGCTACTTAGATACAAAAGCCGGTCTAAGTAGCGTTTCTGATGAAATGGCTTATACAGAACTTGAAGAAACATATTAAAATATGAGCGGGGCAGTCTTCGGACTGCCCCCTCTGATTAATCGGAGGGAAAAATATGAAAACAATTCAGATTGGGAATGAACAGTATACGTTAGAATTTAGTTTTGAAGCGGCAGAAAATAAAGCAGTTGTGCAAAGGATGTTTAATGCTTTGTCGATGTCTTATATTGGAAAAAGATTGGATTTAGAAGGTAAAAATAGCAAAGTAGAAATTGCTGCTGCAATGATTGACGGAACAGCAGATTTGATATCTGATATGCCACATATTTGTAAAGATGCTTTTTATGCCGGATTATTGGAACATCATCATGTGACTTTTGATGAATCAAAAAAACTGATGAAACAGTACATGAAAGAGAAAAAAATGTCCTTTAAAGGGCTTTATGAAGAAATAAAAGAAACGATGGAAGAAGATGGTTTTTTCGATTTGACGGGTCTGACGGAGATGGTTGCGGAGATGAACAAGCAGGACGAGGAAGAAGTGAAAAAAGTGCCGAAAACACCACAGGATCACAAGAAAAAATCGACTTCCACAAAATAATATGGGAAGAATACTTTAAAAATGCGTTAAGAATGGGAATTTCTCATGAAAGCTTTTTGCGCCTTACCCCAAAGAAATTAGAAATATATGCAGAAGCATATAAATTGATGTTACGTGATAGGGATTACGAAAATTGGCTCATGGGGCAATACAATATGAAAGCCTTTTCTGTTGTTCTGGATCAAGTATTAGCTGGAATGAATAAAAGAAAATCAAAAGCAAAATATTTCGAAAGTCCTATTTTGGAAATGGCGGAAAAGAATAATGAACCGTTATCCGAAAAAGAGTTGCAATTACAAAGGGAATTATTTGTTGCAAAACTTGAAGCGCTGAAAACAAATTTTGAAATTAATCATAATAAACAGTAGTGTGTCAAAACCTACTGTTTTTTTCTGGCTATTGAACGGAGATAGTCACTGACCTAAAAAAGTTATAGGAAGGATGTGTGAAATGGGAACTACAGTAGACAGCCTTGAAATACAATTACAGGCGCAAGCTGGAAAAGCGAATAATGCAATTGACACATTGATAACAAAACTAGGGACATTAAACACATCTCTCACGAAAATCAACGGAAGCGGTTTATCTGGGGTAGCAAATGGTGTAGATAAACTAAGCCGTTCTATGCAAGGTTTAAAAAATGTTGGAACAGCGGACTATACAAGACTTGCAAAAGGAATTGAGAAAATATCAAATTTGGATAGTGGACAGATTTCAAAGGCGGCAAACGCGATTGTAGGTTTTGGGAAAGGATTGCAAAGTCTTAACTCAGTGAATGTGTCTAAAACATCTGAGCAAGTTGCAAACTTAGCAAAGGGAATAGCGCAACTTGGATATAAAAGCTCTACAAAAGCGATTGAAAACATACCTTTGCTTGCTAAGTCTATGCGACAGTTAATGTCTGAACTATCTAAAGCACCTAAAGTAAGCCAGAACTTGATTGATATGACAAATGCATTGGCAAAATTGGCTCGAACAGGCGCATCTTCTGGACGTGCGGCCAACGCATTAGGAATTGGTTTAAATACTTATACAAAATCTACACACAAGGCAAGCAGAGGAACCAAAGGACTTGCATCGGCACTTGGAAAGATGTACGCAACATATTGGTTATTATTCCGGTTTGTTGGGAAAATAGGAGATTCCATAACCATTGCATCTGATCTCGTGGAAGTACAGAACGTTGTAGACACTGTATTTGGCGATATGTCAAGCAAAGTGGAAGAGTACGCACAAAACTCCATTAAACAGTTTGGAATGTCTGAATTGTCATTTAAACAGTATGCCAGCCGTTTTCAAGCGATGGGGTCTGCAATGGGAATTGATACAAGTTCCATTGAAAGTGCAAATTCATTTTTGAATAAGGCAACAGGTGGATATGTCGGACTGTCAGACTCTATGGCAGATGTATCCTTGACATTGACTCAATTAACGGCGGATATGGCATCGTTCTACAATGTCAGTCAAAAAGATGTTGCGGAAGATTTGTCCGCTATCTTCACAGGGGAAACAAGACCACTTCGTACGTACGGTTTGGATTTAACACAGGCAACACTTGCAGAGTGGGCGATGAAAAATGGATTGGATGCAAATGTTCAGTCTATGTCACAAGCTGAAAAAACGATGCTGCGTTATCAATACGTGCTTGCCAATACAACATCAGCACAGGGCGATTTTGCACGCACGGCAGGAACATGGGCGAACCAAATTCGTATTTTGCAAGAGCAAATTAAGAAATTTGCTTCCGTCATTGGAACTGGTTTTATCGCAGCGTTTAAACCATTTGTACAAACTTTAAATAAAGTCATGGCGAAAGTCATTGATTTTACACAGAATGTATTAAACGCACTTGGTCAGATTTTCGGGTGGGAATTTGAGATTAGTGGCGGAGGAATAACTGACGATTTAGGAGACGTATCTGGAGATCTAGCGGATTCAGCTGGAAGCGCAGGAGATTTATCTGACAATCTCGGACAAGCTGCTAAAAATGCAAAGAAGCTTCACACTTTAGGAATTGATGAATTGAATATTGTTGAGCCTGATAATGGTACTACTGGTAGTGCTGGAGCTGGTGCATCAGGCGGATCAGGTGGTGCTGGTTCAGGTGAAGTGGGCGGTTTAATTGCCAACTTTAAGCCGAACGATAAGATGTTGGACGCATATAAAAGTAGCATTAAAAGTTTAGAACAGTTAGGCGAATATATAAGCGTCACATTATCAAACACGTTAGAAAAAATTAACTGGGATTCCGTGTATGAAAAAGCAAAAAATTTCGGAACAGGGTTGGCGGATTTTTTGAATGGTTTAATAAAACCTAGACTTTTTTATGATTTAGGGAAAACTGTTGCTAATTCAATCAATACAGCTTTTCAATCTGCAAATGCGTTCGCTGTAGAGTTTGACTGGGGAAATTTAGGGAAATCTATAGCAAAGAGCATAAAAGGATTCTTTGAAAATTGGGATCCTGAAATCGCAGCGGATACATTTAGTAATTTCGCCAACGGAATTTTAGAGTCTTTAACGGAATTTATAAACACTTTACAAGACGATAAAACATTTGAAGATATTGGTCAAAAAATAGTTGAATTTATATGTGGAATAGAGTGGGGAGATTTAACTTGGAACTTATACAAATTCGGAAAGGCATTAGTTAAAGCTATAGCGAACCTTCCGAATGATTTTGCAAAAGGTGCATTGCAATCACTGGTTGATAAAATCTTTAGTGAAGACGCCGAAGTTAAAGTCGGAGACATTGCATTACCCCCAACGAGTCTTTCTGGATTAATGTTGCAATTAGGAAATATTAAGGAATGGGTTGGAGAAACAACATCATCAATAGGCGAACAATTCAGAAAAGGATGGGATGAAGCAAAAAAATCTTGGGAGAACGGAAGTGGATTTTTTGAAGGATTATGGGAAGGAATAAAAGTAGTATTTTCTCCTGTAACGGAATGGTTTGGCGAAAAGTTTGATAAAGGGTATGAAGGTATTAAAAAAGCTTGGTCATTCATTGAATCTTGGTTCTCAAAAAAATGGGAAGCCATTAAATCTCCTTTTAAAAATGTGGGTCCGTGGTTTAAAACGGCTTTTAAAAACGCATATGATGCCATAAAGAACATTTGGAAGGGGTTAGGAGACTTCTTTAAAGAAATTGCAGAAAACGCATTTAAACCTATTAAAACCCTTGTGAATGGCGTTATAAAAGGCGTGAACTGGGTGCTTGAAAAAGTGGGATCAGACACACGAGTAAGTGAGTGGAGTGGAATAAAGTTCGCTAAAGGATCGGATGGAGTTCCGCAAAACACACTTGGAATCGTGAATGACCAAGCGGGATCAACTTACAAAGAGCTTATTATTCCGCCGTCAGGAAAACCATTTATACCCGAGGGGCGGAATGTCATGTTGCCGCTTGAAAAAGGTACAAAAATAATGCCTGCGAATCAAACAAAGGCGTTTATATCAGGCACTCCACATTTTAAAGGTGGAATAGGTGAGTTTTTTGAAAACGCATGGAGTTCGGTAAAAAGTTTTACAGGGAATGTGTTGGATTATCTTACAAACCCAGGAGAAATTGTAAAAGTTGCAATCAGCAAGTTTGCAAATATATCAAATTTATTTGAACCGTGGTCGAGTGTGGCAGGTGGAATTATAAACAAGACATTTGATGGAATTGTACAGTATGTAAGCGGAATATTTGATTCAATACAGCCAAAATATAACCCATCAGCCGGAGTTGAACAATGGAGAAACATTGCCACTAAAGCATTGAAAATGACAGGTCAATTTTCAAAATCAAATTTAGACCTTTTACTTTATCAGATGCAGACGGAATCCGGCGGAAACCCAAAAGCAATTAATAAATGGGATATAAATGCAATCAAAGGAACGCCTTCCAAAGGATTGATGCAGGTAATTGATCCGACTTTTAGAACGTACGCATATCCTGGATATGATAAGGATATTTACGATCCATTGTCAAACATATTAGCATCTATTAGGTATACATTGGCTAGATACGGAAGCTTGTCAAACGGCTGGAAAGGTCATGGATATGCCAACGGAATAGGAAAAATTACATTGGCAGATTTAATACCGAAGTATTCAGTAGGAGGATTCCCGGAAGACGGATTGTTTATGGCAAATCATAACGAGTTGGTAGGGACATTTTCCGATGGAAGAACTGCGGTTGCAAATAATTTGGATATTCAAAAAGGAATTGAAGAAGCGGCATACAGAGGTTTTTCTCGTGCAAATATGGAAAACCGAGAGCAAGAAAACCTATTGAGAGAATTGATACAAGCGGTTAGAGATGGAAAACGAATTGTAGTAGACGGAAGAGAATTAGTGTCGATCATAGATTCGAGACGTGCAAGGAATGGATATTCGTTTACTTAAAAGGAAAAGCGCCTACTTCGGTAGGTACTTTTTTATTAAAAAACAGGAGGTTGAATATGGCATTATCATCGTTTTTGAACGTAAATGGTTATGACTTTCCACCGCCGAGACGCGGGTTTTCATGGACGATAACAACGACAGTAAACGGTGGAAGAAATGAGAACAACGCAGTTATTGGTCAAAGAGTTGGAAGGGATTTGTACAAACTTAGTAATCTCGAGTGGGTCGGTCTTAATCCAGAAACTCGAAAGATGATGTTAGATGCCATAAAACCATTTTACGTTCCTGTTACATTTGAAGATATGGCGAATCCGGGACACCCGATCACTATTATAATGTACCCCGGAGATAGGAGCGGAAAACCGTTATTTGTAGATAGGCTAACTCATATGGTAACAAAAGATGAGACGCTTTCATTTAATTTGATTGACGCCGGTTTGGAGTGATCGTATATGCAAATGGCAAGTAAAGAATACATAGAATCAATGAAACTTCCGTTTCGGAATAGAGGATATGTAAAAGTAAGCATAGGAGTTGTAAATTCTGATGCACAGAACAATGCTAAAGTAACAAACACGGAATTATTGTATCTGGCAAATAAAGAAAAACCGTTTGATGGTTACGATGTAAATAAAATATACGCAACATGTGAACAAAATTTCTCAAAAGTCGATGGGACAATGTATTTTCCGCCGCGAAAAGATAGTGGATTAGAAATTTATAACAACGGAATCATCACAAATGAAATTCTTGGAAGTGCGAAAATAGAATTTACAGATAAATCAGGATTAGACATAAAAGGAATAACAATAGATTTCGGTCATTGTTATCCGACAGAATTTACTATAGAGACAAATTTGACCACTAGAATCTATAAAAATAGTTCGGAAAAATTTGTTACCGAAGATTCTTTTGACGGAACGAATTATTTTTGGATAAAGCCAAAAACTATGGTGAATGGGAAAGGCAGACTCAGAATTGGAAACATGATATTTGGAATTGCAAATACATTTACAAATGAAAAAGTGATGGGTTGCAGCATGAAAGAATATGTTTCTCCGATATCAGAAAGTATTCCAAGTATGGATGTTTCTATCAAGGTTGATAACCAAGATTTGTATTATAGCGTAGACAATCCAGAAAGCGCTATTGCGTATATGGAAATAGGACAGGAAGTGAAAGTTACCTTCGGATATGATGTGACAGGAAACGGTGATATAGAGTGGCTTAATGAAACAACGACATATCTTAATTCATGGTCAGCAAATGACACAGAGGCTGTATTTACATCAACAGATAGATTTTATCAGTTGAGGGATAACTTTTACGGAGGAAAATACAGAAAAGATGGAATCTCTTTATATGATTTGGCTTTAGAAGTTTTGGAAAGCGCTGGAATTACAGATGAAAGAGAATATTATATAGATCCATATTTAAAAAAGATAATTGTGTATAATCCACTTCCAGTTGTAAGTCATGCAGAAGCGTTGCAGATTATTGCAAATGCCGGAAGATGTGCATTGAGAGAAGATAGAAAAAATAAAATCATATTGCGTTCATCATTTGTTCCCAATATGATTGCCGAAACAAATGATATTGCAAATTTTGGTAAGATAGACAACATCTTGAAAGAGAGTAAAAAAGATGCTTACGCAAATGCAAGTAAAGACTTTTCCGTAGTAGATGGAAGTCTTTATTTTTTGCCGAAAGACAATAATTACCTAAATACTGGATATGTAAGCGATTCTGTTTCGGATGGAAATGGAATATTTCAAAAAAACCCGAAAATCACAGTGAACTTGGAATCTTCATTCGATGCGTATGGCTTGATTATTAATTTTAGAAACACAGCACCGGAAGAATTTAAAATAGTAACATATAACAATGGAGTCTTAAAAGAAGAGTTTATTGTAAAAAAACCGGATATTAGTTTTTTAACAGATCATGTTTTTCTTGAGTTTAATAAAATGGTAATTGAGGTAACAAAAGGATATTCAAATTCAAGATTATTCATAGATAATATTTTGATTAATGATGTTACGGATTATAGATTGGACAGGGTAAGGGATTTGATTAAAAATCCTACCGGAACACGATATGAAAAAATAAAAAATATTGTGATTACTAGAGAAAATTACAAGGAAAGCACCGGAGCGATTGAAGAGCTTATCCAAGAAACAGTTTCTTTTGAAAGCGATTCTGAATATACGATTTACTTTAACAGGCCGTCATACGGATTTAAAGTATCAGTTCCAGAAAATCCAGAGTTAAAAGTGAGTATTGTTGATTCAAGCGATTTTTACATTAAAGTGCGAATCACTAATATAAAGGCAAAAACAGATGTAAAAGTAAAGGTTGAGGGATATGAGTATCTTACAGAAGAAAATAACTACATTGTGAATCACAACGTAAACGGTCAAGAAATCACATGGAATAACCCTCTTATAAGCACAATTCAGCACGCAAAAGATTTGGAAGAATGGATAGCGGAATATTATCTCGGAAACATAGACTACGAAATCTCGTGGCGTGGAGACCCAAGAACGGAGGCGAATGATTTGTTCTACATGGAACTAAAAGGAAGAGAAGACGCTTTGATTCGCTCTTATCAAAATGAAATATCCTTTAACGGAGCGTGGTCTGGAAACATGAAATCTAGAAAGGTGGAAATGTCATGGAGGTAGATTGGATAAAACCAAAAACAAATTGGGCGTCTACAGACAGAATGAATTTAGAAGATTACAACCGAATAAAAAACAATATCCTATATTTAAAAGAAAAAGCAAATGAAGTTAATAAAGAATTTTCGATTCAAAATATGGGAGAAGATATTGTTGATTATTTGGAGTTGTGGGATTATGAGAAATTCAATTTGTTTGAGGGTAATATAGAAAAGATAAATCAATCAATTTTCACACAGGATATCGGAATCAAAAAGACGTTCTATCCGAATGGAATGTTTATCAAATACGATGAACTTAACAGATTGGAAAAAGCATGTGAAAAAATGAAAGATATTATTGAAAGACAGACTATCGGTCTTAGAAAAATTCCATTTATTCTTGGAAGATTTAAGGAGGTAAGAATATAATGCCAAAGCAAGAATTACCTGTTAATTTTAAAGATGATATATTAGCTTCAAGCATGGCTGGAAAAAGAAAGTACTTAATTACTCAAAACGAAGATGCAAGCTATTCTTTGGAAGACGTAACAGATTATACTCAATCCGGGAGTAATCTAGGGGCTAAACAAATTAATGAAATATGCCAAGCTATAAACGATTCCGCCGATAAATCTAGAATCATAGACAATCTTGATGATATAGTGGCGAACAAAACACCGGGGATGATCGCAGGAGCGCAGGCTGTAGCTGCGCTAAATGCATATTTGTTACAATTACAAGCGCATCATGATAAAAAGACGCTCACACCGACCGATCTGGGAATAAGGGTCGGAGTGTGGACAGCCATAGCAAACAACTCGTATAAAATCGGTAAAACGATACACCTAAATATGGAAATTTATACAACTGCCACAATAGTCGCGAATAATGTGTACGACAATGTTTTTACGATACCGTCACAGTATCGCCCGTTAAATGATACTGTTGTAAATGTGACAGCGTCAGATGGGTCATATAAAAATCCGGTGGCCTGCACATCTATGGCAAGGACAAACGGAAATTTGTTTATCTGCATACCAAAAGCAACAAACAGCTATCTTTTTATCGATGCGGAGTGGGAAATTAAATAACGCTTATCACTTCCACGTTCCACGCGCGTAATAGGATAAATCAAAACTTGCTGTATTCCATACCGTAGCAGCAAGCAAATGGTATGAAAAGCTTGATTTGTAGTCATTTGCAGATCCGTACACCTTGCCCCATATCGCGCCGCCAGCTCCTATTGTGAGCACGATATTACATTTTGTTTTTGATGCAACCGGGAAGTTTAATGTAAATTGTCCGCCTGTGTAAATGCTACCAGCTTTTGTTCCGATCGCGCACGTAAATGGAGAATTGAACCACATTTCAAGAGTTCCGTCGCTCCATTTGCGATATTTACCATTAGCATTGCTATCTTCTTCGATAACATGATTTTTGACTTTTCCAGTTTCAGGTTGCAACTCCAACAAATACGCATTATTCAAACAAATAAAAAGGAGAAATACATATGGCATATATAAGATTCTTAGGAGAAAAAACTCCGCACAAAGCAACCGTAATTCCGACAAATAATATCGTTACGGTTAAGTTTGGAACTGATGTAATAGAAAATAAAAATGGGTTTGATCTATTTCTTGATAAAGAATGCACAATAGATATCGGCGGGACTTTTTATCAAAAATTTACAACTATTTACAGGAATGATTCTGTTACAAAAAAGTACAACGGATATCAATTATCAAACGACGGAAGTGTATATGTCGAGCCTGAAATTTCTCCTAATCCTAAACCTTACAACCCTACATTGGATGAGGTAAAGGAAAGTAAAAAAGCGGAAATTAAGATGAAAGTACAAAATGAAATATTGTCAGATGTTATGATAGCGTCTTATGCGTTTGGCTACAACGAATCTGACATGATTGCCATTAGAAACGCATACGAAGACAGTATTTCAAGCGGAATGTCAGTTATTTTAAAAGATTCAACCGGACAGTCACGAGAATTGAATGAGGAAGAAATTACTGACTTGTATAAAAAGCAAGAGATCAAGCGTTTAGAAAAAGAAAGTTATGCGCAGTGTTTGTTGGATTATATTGATGGATTAACGAGCAAGGAAGCGGTTAATTCGGTTGAGTACGGCGATGAATTAACAGGAAAATATCTCGAAAAGTATAACGAAAAGGTATCAAACACTCAAAGTTACATCGAAAAAGTGATTAGCGGTAAAAAAGCGGTTGTGGATCAGGCAAAAATCGCTTCTCTCACTAATACGGACGCACAAGCCGTTGAAGTAAAAGGGCTGTACGCAGATTGGGAAGATGATCCAGACGGGTACGCATATGATGTACAAAACCAAAAAGATAAAAGAAGAAACTTTGGAGGGTTCTTGTGGAATCTGAATAAGAATCACCAGAAACAAAAGGACCGTTTTCCGGGGGCAGAACCTACATTGTGGACACAGCTTGTCGAAGGTTACGAAGGATCGTATTCAGATCCTATTCCCGTGCCAGATAGCGTAAACGTAAGTGGATTTGAATATGAATACGGGAAGTATTATATCGAAAATGAGTTAGTTTATTTGTGTAAGAGAGGTGGAGTTCTTAATCCAGAATCAATGTATGGTCAAAAAGAAAAATTGTATTTTAAACCATCGGCACTCATTGGACAATATTTTGAAATAGCGTAGGAGGAACAGAAATGGCGATAGCACAAACAATAACGGTTGTGGACGGAAAGACGTATCAGCCGGGAGAAGAGATATGGGATTTAGGAAGTTCTGTCTGTGTGGATGTGAGGGGAAATATCAGAAGCTATAAGGACAAGTATTATATTCAAAACGAGGTTGTGTATAAATGCACGAGGGATTCAGGTAATGCGTTACAGAGTGACATTTTAGATTTAATTGGTCATTATTTTGAAATCGCTTAATTAACGAGCGGGGCGCACTCCCGCTCGTAACATTAAACAGTGGTAGTTTCAACGATATACCCTATCAATTCATCAATATCAGCTTCATCTATAATAGCATTTTTGTTTCGAATTCCGTAATATTTAACATTGCTATTTCTTTCCCTTCTTACACCTATCATCAATTTTCCATAGTAAAGAAAAACGCATTTTTCCGTTTCGAGCGGTTTTCTGTCGTTTGCAAGTAAAAGGATGTCATAAGGAGAGTAATGCGGCATAAAATCCTCACAATTCATCTGAATACCCAAAAACACTTTTGCCTTAATATTGTCGGAAAAATCATCAATATCAATCGAGAAAAAATCGTTTGATGGAACTAAATGACCATTTTTATACTTAGGCTTCATAATACTTACTGATTTATGGTTTTCTTTCCTATTATTCAATGTCTTTTGATGTTGTATAAACCAACTGATCAGATATCTCGAATTTTCCGGAAGTTCTCTGCAAGTATTCAAACAATCTGTTGTACGTTCTTCCATTGTGTTCGCTCCGAATAGTTCGTCTACACTGATGCTGAATACCTTGGCGAGTTTTACAGCATTCGACAAGTTACAGTCAGAACTATTTTCGTACAGCATACCTCGTAGCGTGGAAAATGGGATTCCGGCGCGCTCTGATAATTCGCTTAGTGTCATGTTACCAATATAAGAGTTAATGTTTTCACGAAAATTATCCATTAGTGTAAAACCTTTGTCCGTTATTGATTTGTTACTTTTGTTCATTTCTTTACCTCTCGTAGTATTCTTTTTGGTTGTTTTATATGGTAAACTATGAATTGTCCTGTTAAACAGGGCGCTTCAAGTTCTGGCTTGGGAGTGTTTGTGAACCGCAATTCACTCCCAAAACCGATAACATTTTAACATTTTTGAAGTTATTATTCAAATTTTCAAGTCGACAAAAAACGACAACTGTTTTAAAACAACGTCCACATGTAAAAATACAGGATATAAAGAAAACATATGTTCTAAATATTCTTGTAATTGAGCAATTCCTGTTGGATAATATAAAAAAAGGAATTTCGGATGTGTTTTTGCAAAAGGAGGGTTACTGTGGAGTACAAAGAGAAAATTATTGAGATGGTTAATGAGATTGATTGTGAAGATTATCTTTTCAAGATTTATCATTACATACTGGTTAAATATAGAAAATACAAAGAAAAAAAGTCGGAAGATTAATTCTCCCGGCTTTTATACTTTTCTGCCATTTCTTTTGCAATTTTTCTTAATGCGCTTTTACTATCTTCATCTAATCCCATATATACAGTGATTAAGCTTTTGATAAAATCATCATCAGATTCTTCCAACTCTGATAAAAGTTCTGTGAACGAACCGTCTCTTTCTTTATACATCTTTCCAGTTCCATTTCTTAGCCAATCTTCATTGACGTTAAATTCCCTACATATAATATTGATGGTCTGTTCTGATGGTGTATTCTCGCCATTTTCTATTTTCCATACCGCTGAACGAGAAATAGAGATTTTCTTTCCAAAATCTGATTGATTCAATCCAGAGTTTGTTCGTATTTGCTTAATTCTATCTTTCATTAAATCACCTCCTTAATTGCAATATATCACTAAAATTACATTGAGTCAACAGAAAAGTATTGACAACGACATTTAATGTGCTATACTGATTACATTGAATCAACAAAGGAGGTGAAAACGTGACTAAATATCTTAAAGACAATTCACAGGTAGTAGAAGCCGTTATATTTTCTCATTTAAAGTTGGATGAATTTTTCAAAGAGTTTGGCGGAATTTCAGATGCTATAATTTTTCATCTTTCAGCAGAGGAAAAAAGCGTAGAAATTTCTTTCCCATTTGAAGAGCAAGAAAGAACCAAGGCTTTTTCGGGAGATTATCTCGTGCGAGGAGAAGAAATCCCCCGAAGTATTCCGACACGGTATCACTATGATGTGATTAGCAATCAAGAATTTTGTAAAAAGTTCAAGCCTTTGGATGTTAAAGAACAATTTTCTAACTCTTGAAAAACAAAAGAGTTATTTGCAGTTTTGGAAACATGTATGCCAGTTTCATAATCTTCTTTTATACATTCTGCGAGAGCAAATGCATAAGCAGTATCTTTTAAAAGAAGTTCATTGATATGTTTGACATCATGTTCATTCACACAAATAAGAAGTTCTTTAACAATGATTTTAGCACTATCCATGAGAAACACCTCCCTTCGGGGAGAATTATATCACAGAAAGGGGCGATAGAAAATGAATGAACTTATCAAAGTAAATTTTGATACGCAAACAGTATCAGCAAGAGAACTTCATAAACAAGTTGGAAGCACAGAAAGATTTTCGGCTTGGTTTGAAAGACAGTTGCAGTATGGGTTTGTTGAGAACGAAGATTATACAGGGTGTAAAAAGTTTAACACCCTAGCAAAACAGGAATTGCAGGACTACGAATTGTCTGTTGACATGGCAAAAGAAATTTGTATGGTTCAGAAAAATGAAAATGCAAGGAAAGTCAGACAGTATCTTATCGAATTAGAAAAGGCATGGAACACACCTGAACAGATTATGGCAAGGGCGTTGAAGATGGCAGACAAGACCATTGAGCAGTTAAAAACAGATAACAAGGCTCTTGAACAGAAGATCGAACAGGACAAGCCGAAAACAATCTTTGCAGATGCAGTCAGCACAAGTCACACATCAATTCTTATCGGAGACTTGGCGAAGTTGATTTGTCAGAATGGTGTGCAAATCGGGCAGAAACGATTATTCGAGTGGATGAGACAGAATAACTTCCTTATTAAAAGTGGTTCCTCAAGAAATATGCCGATGCAACGGTATGTAGAACAAGGGCTGTTTGAGATTAAGGAAAGCAACGTTCAGAATCCAGACGGAAGTGTAAGAATTACGAAAACTACGAAAGTTACTGGGAAAGGGCAGATTTATTTTGTGAATCAGTTTTTAAAGGGAAATACTTTAGAGAAGAGGTGTTAAAAATGGCAGGAGATGTATTAGAAATGGCAATACCAAAAGAAGAACAGGAAGAAATCAAAGAATTTATTTCTACATTATTAGTTCTTCCGAAAGAGGACAGGGCAGTTCTGTTGTCAAATGCAAATGCTTTTCGGGTAAGAAGAGACATTGAGAAAGCAAAGAGGTAAAAAGAAAATATGAAGCAGCCAAAGAAATTAACGAGACAGCAAAAGGAATGCTTATCCGCGCATCACTTGAATGCTGAAAATTGGGCGCTTGTCCAAGAAACGGATTTTTATTTGAAAATTATTAATAAGAGAACGGGAAATATTAAGAATGTGGATAAGTTTAGAAGAATAAGAAAGGGTGAAAGAAAGTATGCGGGAAACAAAACCGACGAAGTGCAAAATTGATGTACTTAAATTTGAGCACACAACGAACACTCCGGTTATTGAAGCAATGAAAAAAAAGAAAAATAAAATAAGTGATGAACAAATAATAATTACCGCGCAATGGATCATCATTGTTGTCATGGCTGTAATCATTTATATCTTGCAGGCAGGACCGATTTAAGGAGGCGAACAAAGAAATGTACAAAGAAATGGACAGAGAGGTAAAGAAAGACGCTGAAGAAGAAATGAACTGCATCTTGGATCTGCTCGAAGATTGGTGTCTGAAATACGATCAGGATTATGTAAATACGGTCGTACTTGTAAAAAATGATCAGATCACATCGTGGGGAACCGTAGGCAACCAAGAAGACTTTGACGTTTACAGAACAAAAAAGCGCCCATAAGAGGCGGCAGCCTCTAGGACGCATAACTAAACAACCAAGATTATTGTAACAGAAAGGATGAGAAAAGTGAAGAAGTTTAAACTAACAAGCGAATTTATTGTAGATATTTCCGGCGTGAAATTGTTTCGCATTAAAGCGTTAATTGAGTTTGGCAATGTAAAAGCCGGGGATTTGGGAGGATACATAGAAAAAGAAGAAAACCTGAGTCATATGGGCAATGCATGGGTTTCCGGCGATGCACGGGTTTCCGGCAATGCACGGGTTTCCGGCGATGCACAGGTTTTCGGCAATGCATGGGTTTCCGGCAATGCACGGGTTTCCG